ACCTTCACGTACGGAACTGCAAGTTTCCACTCAACACCTACTTTCACATAGGCACCCGCGAGTGTTCTGATACTGGTGGCCGCCGACCACGCACTCCATCCGACCGAACTCTTTGCCCGGGTTCGAAAATAGTACAGCGTGCCAGGAGTGAGCCCGGCGACTGTCTTTGGAGACGTTGCGGGTATGGTCGTTGTTGGCGACCCCGATACGCTGGTGGAATATCCGACTTCATATCCCGTGATCGGCGATCCGCCGTTACCGTTAGCGCTCCATGCGGCATCTACACTGGTCATCCGAACAGCAGCCAATAGAGGAGCTGTTGGCGGATCTGGAACTTTGAGCGTCTTTGTAGTTGCTCGACCGGACCACGCACTCCACCCCTCGGAGTTATGAGTCCGGGCCCAGAAGTAATACGTCGTTCCCGGAGTCAATCCGGATATGGTCGTAGATCGGTCGGAAGAGACGATGTGTTGCGCAGAGGTAGAACTCGTCCCGTAACCGATTTGCCTCGAATCAATAGCGTCACCGCCATTGGAACCATCCGAGAATGTTGCATGAACCGATGTAGACGTGACGTTGGATATGACCGGGGTGGATGGCTTAGACGGGATCGTGTCACGTTTGATGGCCTGACTGAACGTCGTAGGCCCGCCGATACCCGTGGCACTGGACTTCTCGAGCAGACGGAACGTTACCGTCTGAGAGTCCGCGACCCTGACCTCGCCAACCTTGTACCAGTCGGCACCGGTCGGATAATTGATGGTTTTGTAGGTGGTGTTTCCATTAGCGGTCCAGTTGAACGGCATCCCGTTCCACCAGTCGCTGGAATATCCCGCCTTGAACCAGAACTCAACATCCGACCCGGTGTCTCGGATCATCATCGTGCCGTTGACGCCTGTAGTCTTCTTGTAGTCGACCATGGGCGTCGCTAACTGATGATCTTGAAGTAGATGTCTCCGTCGTTCCCGCCGGTCGGATCAGCGGTTCCTGAGGATATGCCTGCTGCGGTTCGGAAACCGGCCTTGCCGGTTGGGATGAGAGATTTCACCGCAGCGATGAGATCTCGGGTCCTGTTGATCTCCCTTGCTCCCCAGCGAACCCGGCCTTCTTCTCCGGTATCCGGGACCAACGGGTACCCTGCAGCTTGCGCTGCGTCTCCGACAGCCATTCCTAACCTCCCTTACAAATATCAGGGCTGTTCCGACCAAGTCGTCGCGTCTGCGTCGAGGTCGAACCAGGTCTTGTTGTTCATCCAGGACAGCCAAGAACCGGTGTTGATGAAGGTGTTGAGAGTGAGAGTCGGATATGACCGCTCTCCCTCTCGGTCAGACACAAAGATTTGTTCTGTCACCCGCATGTTGTTGGTAACACCATCCGTGTTACGCATCTCGACTATATCGCCGAGGTTGTAGTGAGTGCCGTACTTGTACTGGCTGAATTGGCTGATCTCACCGTCGAGGCTCTGGATTGCCTGGTTCTTGGAGAGTTCCTCCTTGCCTCGCTGAATAAGAGCTGACACCACGTCCGGGTTTTCGGCTGTGATGTCTGTTGCGTTTACGACCAGAACTCGGCGCTCGAACCCTTCGATCTCAGGGTCGATACCCACTGGGTATACCTTCTGGAAACCAGCAGGAGAATATACATACGCTACGTTCTTGGCCTTTTCGATGGTGGTGAGCTCTTTGACGTTCTGCAAGTTGTCGAGCTCGGGCGTGAAGACGACCGGCGCCAGTACCGTCTGGGCAGTGGTCCGGTCGCTTCCGCTGTAAATATCGAAGTAGAGCTGTGACGAGTCGTAGTACCGCAGCATTCGGAACCCGAGGTTCCAGACACTGCAAATATCCTTGATCGCCGTGTAGACCGTAGTCGGGTCCAGCTCCACCGTGATGGGGTCAATCGGCTCCACGATGGTGTCCTCGGGCATGAACGTCCCCTCGATGATGAAGGGAATGACATCGCCTAGGTCGAGGACACCTGTGACGCAAATATCGTGGAAGATCTTCCTAGCGACGTTCCCGGGAGTGTCCGTGATGGTCCACTTTGGAGACGTCGTCAGATCAGACAATGATTCCTTGGCGATCCGGTCGTCGAGGATCGCCTCGAGTGAACGACCCTTCGCCGTGAGCATCTTACGGCCCTCGGCGTCGACCGAGTCCTCTACCGTCTCCACCGTCATGATCCGATGCGACTCGTTCATGGCGAGCATGGTTCCGGTCTTGAGGAGCATCCGGCTCTTGTTCGTCGAGTAAATATCGATCTGGAAGTCACCGTAATCCTGATACCGCTCGGTCCAGATGAGCGATTCGAACTGATCAATGACTTCCTGACGACGGAGGAGAGGATCGAGGGTGTAAGCCTCCATCACAGTCCTCCGTACTTGTTGACGTACTCGATGGACACCGGTATTGCGTCTCCAGTCGCGTAGACCCGGAGGCCGTTGTTACCGCGCTTCAGCTCCAACCACTTCGACTGTGGAGATATGCCGTAGAGAACGGAGCTAATAGTTCCACCCCGATTGAGGGTTGCCCCCTTGTTGCCTTCGACTGTACTGATGGTCAGAATATCGCCAGCAATCAAGGGGGCGTTGTCGAACGTCAGCGTCTGTATTTCGCCGCTGGGAATGCGGTGATACACCGTCAGCTCATCGACGGCCCGGTCTGTGGTCACCGTGATGACGACACCCGTCTCGACTGTTCCCGGATAGTCGAAATATGTTTCGGTGAGATCGGTGGTCAGCAGACCGGGGATAGACTGAGTAGTGAGCTCGTAGAAGTCAGGCTTGAAGCACATGATGGATACATCCATCGTTGGCTCCTGCGTGAAATGATCGGGATCGCAGGATTCCACGATACCCAAGATCTCGACTACGAGCCCACTCTCAAGGAACCACTGTAGAGCGATCTCGGACTCAGGCATGAAGAAGTCGTACAGCTTCTGCCTGAGAGTCCAGACCGTTTCTGTTGCCGGATCAGGGTCGAGTTCCAGCTTGAACTTGACGTTCCGGGCTTCTCGTCGGCTCGACTGATATTGCTCTCCGTCGACACCGGCGAAACTAGACGACACAAGAGTCGCCTTGACAGGCCCGAGCCCGTCAATATCGGCCACGATGAACCCCTGAGGGTCTTCGAGGACCAGTTTGAACAGGTCGCCCTGAACGTTTCGAACTTCGACCCTTTCGAGCATTACGTCAGAGCTCCCTTCGTGGTTGACAGTTGATTCTTTGTCTGACGGTAGATCTCCGCCGAAGACAGAGCCTTGGGCGAAGTGTTGTTTTGGATGTAGGTGATGGAACCGAGAGGATTGGTCTCGATCTCATCGGCTGCGGCTTGATTACTTGCGTAACCCGAAGCGACATACCTCGCCTTGGCATAGGCCGAGTCGATGGGAATATAGGAAGATCCGAACATCCCACTGATCCCAGCGACATCCCTACGGACACTGGACAGGTCCAGAACCGGAGTGATTACTGGTTGCATGTCGTTCTCGTTGGTGATCAAGTCGGAGAAACCCGTGAGCGACTTCCTAAGAGATTCGACGGCAGCCGTTCCAGTGCGGGCGGCAGACCGTTCGACGGAACCGGACATTTCGTCCAGGCCCTTGATGAGTCCCTGCGCGGAATATCCTCCCATCTCCATGAATACACGAGATGGAGACTTGATCTTCAGCTTGGTCTTGATGGCCCTGATCATTGCCGCAGCAATGACATCCATCTGCTTCTCGATGAACTTCTGCTGAGACTTCAGACCGTTCAGAATACCCTTGGCCGAGTCGACACCTGCCTGGTAGAGAGCATCCGAACCCGTCTTACCAATATGAGCGCCTGCTGCGTCAAGATCCTTACCGAGCTTGTTGACCTCGTTAACGCCCTGAATACCCTTGTCGAGAAGTTCGGTTACGAACGGCAGAGCACTGGGGCCCTGCTCCAGCAGATCCTTGTAGAGCTCGTCGTTGAGACCGAACCCACGCAGCTTCTGAAGCGCATTCGAGAACAGCTTGGTATCCTCGATCTGCTTCTTAAGCTCCTCCACGTAGCTCGAATATGTCGTCTCTGCTGTAGGGCTTGCAACGTCCGAGTACTTGTCGGTGATTTGCTTGCGGTAGTCGTCCCGAGTCTTGATGGCGGCTTGATATGCCTCGTCCGCCTTCTTGATCTTCTCAGTGAGGATGTCGTACTTGTCGGCGAGTTTACCTATAGCGGTCTTCTCGTCGTTGAGCGATTTGGTCAGGGCAGTATAGGCTTCTGCGGCCTTCTTGCGTTCCGATGAAGAAGCCTTAGAACTCTTTGAGAGATCTTTAAGCATCTTCTTCAGATCGTCAAATGCCTTGTAAACCTGACCCTTGTTTCCGTCAAGCCCCTTTCTGAAACCATCGTTTACGTAGTTACCAAGCTTCTCGAATTCCTTGGAAGGAGAGTTGATTCCAAGGAAATCCTTAGCCGAATTGTACGCCGAGCTGGCAACTTCACGAGCTGCCGATGCTACAGCTCCTACACCGCTGGCAAGCCCCTTAACCATACCTTCGATGATTGCGCCAGCCAGATTTCGACCAGCTTGATTCATAGCGTCGGTGTTTTCGCGGATGGTTTTGGCCATACCATTTATGAAACTAATGATCATTTTGACGCCAGCGTCAATGACCTTCGGAAGATTCCGCCCGATACCCTCGATGAACTTCACGACCACTCGAGTAGCCTGATCGATCACGTCACCGAGGTTGTTCGCAATGCCTCGGAGGACACCCGTCAACAACTTGAGTCCGGCATCGACCATCTTCGGGACGTACTGTGCAAGCTTCTGAAGAAGCATCGTGAGCATACGCAGAAGTGCGTCCACGAT